GTCGATCTCGTCAAGGAGCAAGACAGCTCCTCGCTGGAGTGCTTCAATGACTGGGCCATTGTGCCAGACGGTTTCGCCATTAACAAGACGGAAACCGCCAATAAGATCATCTTCATCTGTTTCGATAGTAATGTTTACACGGATAAGTTCTCTACCCAATTGAGCACATGCTTGCTCAACCGAGAACGTTTTACCATTACCAGAGAGACCAGTAATGAACGCTGGATAAAATAGACGGGACTGAATAATTTTTTTAAGATCACCGAAATTACCAAACTTGACGAAAGTATCATCTTTATCAGGAATTAGATTCTGTTCAATTACAGGCATTGCAGGGGGTGCCTGATAGTTTTGTTCAAGTTGTTCAGGCACGCTCAGATTCCACTTACCGCGACCAGTTTTATATTCGTCAATTTTTTTAGAAACGGTTTGATAGTTAGCACCATTCATTGCACACCATGCTCGAATATCGCCACTGGTGACAGACTCGCCATACATGGATTGAAGTGAAGTGCGAATATACTCGGAAGAGAGGGACATGATGTTGTGTGCTTTGTTTCAACTGAAGTTATTATAGACCAAAAAGGGGGTCTTGTGACCCCCATTCAGACAGTTGTAAGATTGGTTCACCCAATGTCCTTGAGTTCCTTGATAAGTTTCGACTTGCTCTTACGGCGGTCAAGTTCGATACCTTTGGTGCGACCAAGTTCTTCAAGTTCAACTTTGGACATATCACCAACTGCCTTTGCAGCAGGTGTGGGTACTGCTACGGGTGCAGGAGGAGTGGGAGAAGCGGCCGCTGGTGCTTCGTTCTTTCCCTTAACTAAATCTCCGAATTTAGACATAGCTTTAAATGATGAGGTTTTAAATATTTATGCAATGAGTTCGATAAACTCACCTAAAACTTTTTTATTCATCTTCTTGGTTCTCAGACTCTTAACAAAAGCAGTCTTGATCTGTGTCTTTGTAGCGTCCTCTTTGACTTCAAACTCTGTGTCCTGATTCATTGCAGTAGAAGACAACCCGAAGTACTTATGGTATCCAGACTCAGTAAGAGTGAATGACTTTTCTTTTTTCCATTGACGTGAAATTCTATCGTATTCTTTAAAGTCTGGTGCATGTTGACGGATGAAGCAGTTTGCATCACGAGAAGCAAGAACACGAATACCAATAAAGTTGACTGAAGGCATACGGTTACGAAGAAGTTTGAGCATCGAACCAGTATGACTGAATCTTGACTGATCATTCCAGTCTTGCATCATAGAATATGTGTGTCCAGTTTTACGATCACGTATAAATGAATCTCCATTAAGACTATTGACTCCGAGATACGGTTCAACGCTGTGTTGGAATCTACCTTGAAACTCTTTATGATACTTAAGAGGAGGTGCCTCACCATCAGTCAGAATCACACACTGAACCTTCTCCACATTGGTATTACACTTGAATTGAGGGATAATTTGTTTTAAAGTAATCAGTGCCTCATTAAGAGGAGTTCCAGAAAGATACAATCCCACAGGAATGGAATATGGTACTCCCCAATTAGCACTAAAGTGATATGCCATACGGAACATGTGTAGCATCTGCTGTTCAAGTTCCTTAGACTTTACTTTACTAGTGAGAATATTCAACATTGAGAAAGACTCACTAACTCGAACTAATCCGTCTTTCTTTTTGTAGGATAATTCAGCAATACCCATCCCGTCGTCACGAGGATAGTCGTTAGTAAATGCATAGACATCGAAAGGAATACCAACTTTTTTACAGAACCATATGAGGTTGAAGAGTTGCTTCATAGTATCAAGCATCACATTGCCCATTGAACCAGACCAATCAAGTACAAATACCAGACCGTGATTCTTACCATCAGCAAATGTTGTGACCTTTTTGAAAAGGTCTTCATTGTATTTGTATGTATGAAGTTTGGTGCAGTCAAGAACTCCTGTCTTAGAAGTTGACGCACGAGCATATGCAGCAGCAGACTTACGGCACTCAAACTCCTTCACCAGATAATTAACTTCTTTCTGGGCACTACGCTTAAACTTGTTAAATGCCTCATCGACATATTGAAAGAACAACAATGGTGTAGATTCTTCTGACCACTGTTCTTCACATAATTGATGTATCTTGGAATTAGGAATAATAATTCGATCAAGATTTAACTCGGGTAGTTCTGCATATACATTATCATAAGCATCCTGATCCAGTAAATTCTCACGAACAGCATCATCAAATGCACTCATGGTCTTCACATCAGGATCAGAAGTTACACCCCCAGACATACCCTGTTGCTGATCATTGATATCAGACATCTCATCACCAGTCTCTTCAGAATCAAAAGATTGAGTATCACCCCCACCTGAAGTATATTCCTGCTCCTGCTCTACATCTTCACCGTCATCACCACCAGAAGATCCCTGAGGCATTTCGTGATTATCAAAGTTAATTTTACTCTCTTGTTCTTTCTGGTCCAGGCAATACTTGTAGATCTCTTCTGCAATATCCAATACTTCATCAAAAGTCTCGGTCTCGCCAGATCGCTCCTTAAGATTATTCTCTTTATCGTTCTCAAAGGGAACATTTATGAAGTTACCGATCTTATAGAACAAATTAATCTTGTCTGCCAGGTTAAGCAGAGACAGATCTTCATCATTAGTCTGGAAGAAATCTTCACCACTCAATTGTTCATATCCCTTAAAAAAAGATTTAGAGAGACCAGGATATCGACGCTTCATCAGTTTTTCAATGCGAACATCTTCTACAACGTTCACGAACTGTGGGGGAATATTACGATCTACAATCCAATCAATATCAGGAGTATAAAGGGCATGTCCGACCTCATGCCCAACCAGAAGATCGTAGACAACAGGAGTTGCATTCTTCCAATTGGGCAGAGTCAGGACACGGGTATGAACATTGAAACATGCAGTCTCTACATTCTTGTTCTCCACAACCAAGTCTTCGGTTGCCAGAAGTTTAGCAAGTTGCGACTTGATCTCGTGGGAAACAGTCATCGTTGTTTTTTCGTATGGACTCATAATACAACGAATCCCGCCTCTTGGGCAGGATCATGTGACTCTTTTTAAACTGTCTGAGTGCTTCCTTCCGTGCTCTCACTGCTTGTGGTTTGAGAGTCCGTTTCTGCTCCTTCTTAGAATGGTGTTGCCAGTTAGGGGTTGTCATGGAAATACCTATGAAACTTTTTTGCTGAACCCTTTTACTTTATCAAATTTTATGATATTGTCAAACTTATCCATAAGTTCATCAGTCTTGTGTGAAATGACGAAGACGTTCGCATCATTTACAACATACTTAATGATCTTTGTGAAATACTCTGTTCCAAATCCATCGAGTGAACTATCAAAGATCTCATCCAGGATCAAGAGATTGGTGCTAGCAGAGTTCTTTCTTTTAGCAATCTCTCGCCAGGTAAAGAGGAGAGACAAGTCAATTCTCATCTTCTCCCCTTCGCTGAATGATTCATAACTAAAATCTTCATGTATCGGGGACTTTACAGTCTCTTTGAAATCTTCGTCCAGAGAGAAGTTAATATAGAAGTCCATCAACTGAAGATACTTATTGATCTGCTGATTCATAAGAGGCAGATATCTCTTAATAATTTTGGATTTTACTCCTCCATCCTTCATTAAAGAATGTGCAAATTCGTTGTAGACGTTATTCTCTTTTTGTTGGGAGTGTTTAGATTGGAGTTCCTCCAGTTCTGTAACTAGTTTTTCTAATGCATGGTGCTCAGTATTTCGGTTCTCAAGTTGTTCGGTAATAATTTGAATTTCCGTTTCAAGATCTCTCGATCTGTTATGCAATCCTGAAATCCTAGTATTTGCTTTAGAAATTTCATGCGTTAGGTTAGTTGCCTCTTTAGAAAGAACCTTGAATTGGTTTTCTTTTTCCTCTTCAAGTCTGATCGCCTCTTCCAACTCCGTGAACCCCTGTTGGAGTTCCTTTGCTTTTGATGCTGCATCATTAATTCTATTTAATCTAAATGATTCTTCGATATGCTGATCACAGGTTGGGCATACCGTATTCTCTGCAAAAAATTTATGTTCCTTAGTAATTGTTGATACTTTCTGTTGTAGTTTACCACGAAGTGTTCCAAGTTTCTTAAGTTTTTTATTAGAACCTGAAGACACTTCCATTTGATCTTCTACTTCTTTCAACTTATCACCATGTGTTTCAATCTCCTTTACCAGGTCATCTACATTACCAGCAAACTCTTTAATCTTATTCTTTTTATCTTGGATATTCTTCTTACCAGTCTCCTCCAGATCAGAGATGAATGACTTCTGCATATCAATCTTCTCTTCTACCAGATCCTTACGGATAGTCAGTTCACGAATATCCTCATTTGAACTACGAATCTTTTCACGAAGAATATTACTCATGAATGAGAAAATCTTAATGTCCAGCAGATCCTCAATAATCTCACGACGATTTGCAGTAGAAAGTTGCATGAATGGAACGAAAGATGCACTACCCAGAATCACAATCTGAGTGAATGACTTATAGTTCATCTTTAATACATTCTCCTCCAACCACTTCTGCTGATCAGCATTTGCTGCTGCCTTATCAAGCATCTGGTCGTTCTTGTAAATCTCAAAGATGTTTGGTTTGATACCACGAATAACTTTCCAATCAGTTATACCTGTCGAGAACTCAATCTCAACCAAACAATCCTTTTCGTTAACTGTATTAACAAGTTGAGGTTTGGTGATCTTACGGAATGGTTTATTGAACAGAACAAACGTCAGAGCGTCTAAAACGGTTGACTTCCCGGCTCCATTTGTTCCGACAATCAAACTTGTCTGTGCTTCCGTTAAATCAATTTCAGTAAAGTTATTACCCGTTGAGAGTAAGTTCTTCCACCGAATTTGCTTGAAGATTATCATTTAGGTAGTTAATCATATTTCCATTCTACATCACTTATATCATTCCGTCAAATCTTCTAGTTTAATATCTCGCGGAGGAATTACAAAGTCGTCCGAAGTAATCACACAATACCTATAGTTGTATGCATTACACATCTTTATGCATACTTCTTCATCAACTTCTACCACTGACATCTCAGGATAATCTTCTGCCTCCAAAAGACCAACATATCGGGTTGCATCATCTTCTTCCTCAAAAAGGTATAGTGCCTTCTCACCATCCTCATCTAATACAGAGTATGCTCCTTCTTCTTCTTTTCCTGATATCGCAAGTAAATACATTACTCCATTTCGCATGCTTCTCGATAAACATCCCGCATCAATTTTTTAACAATGTCTTTGTCTAAATTGAATTCAGAATCATCAATATATTTATTAAGGAAGGTCAATGTATCTTCGCACTTACCGTCCTCAAAATCTACATCTTCATCATCGATTGAGAAATTTTCAACGACCTTTATATCAGAACAACCAGACTTATGTAACTTATCAATGAACTTTTCAAATGCAAGTTGATCTGACTTCTTACGGACAATGATCTTTACAATCTTATCTTTCAGATCTGATGTATCGAACAATTGATATGGTGTATCCTCATAGTAGAACTTTTCAAAAATTGAAAATGGATTATCAATAAACTCTAATTCTTGAGTTTCAGTATCGAAGATATGAAATCCTCTTGAATCATTCACATCATTCCAGAACATCTGGTAGGTGTTACCAAGATAAGTAATATTACCTTTGGTTGATTTGTGATGATAGTGACCTGAGAATACCGTATCAAACTTCTTAAACTTACTGGGTTCCAGACCATGCTCCATTCTCATACCAGGAATCACCTCAAACCCATTCAGTTCAAGGTGACCCATCATGATCTTTGCTTTTGACTTAGTAACTAAATCAAAAGTTTGTTTCTCATTGTCTTCACAGATCCATGGCAATAGAAGGATTTTCTTACCACCAATCTTATATTCCTTTGGTTCGGAAACTCTTACTACATTAGTATAGGACTCAAGCAGAGCATCTACAGCATTGATACCAATAGTATTCTTATAATAGGCGTCGTGGTTACCAACAATATTGTGGACCTTGATACCTAGATCTCTGAACTTATCGTATACATTTTCCTTTGCCCACTGAAGTGACCAAAAATCAACAGATTTACGGCAGTCGAAAGCATCGCCCAAATGGACGCATTCTGTGATACCTCTTTCCTTTAGAGTAGGAAAGAAGATATTATCATAGAATTTTTTGAAGAACTCATGAAATAACTTACTATTCTTTCTCGCACCGTAATGTGTATCCGTCAATAATGCAACTTTAGTCATTAGTTGTTGTTTCTTTTTCTTCTTTCAAATGATGTGGTAGATGTTCTCTATCCATCGGTTGAGATTTAGTTAAGTCTCTACGATCTTGGTTCTTGATAACAATGAATGCATCCTTATTATACTTCCGAGTACCTATTGGTGATTGCCACTTCTTATTATACTCTTCTCCAACATCAATACCAGAGACTTGAGTTCCAGCCAGTTCAACAGAAATATCATCACCTTCTTCCCATCCTAATTTTTCAAGTAAGACGGCAAGTTCCTTTGTTAGTTTCATGAATAAAGTTTAGACTGGATGTTTTCTTTAATGGTATTATAGTCGGAAGAGCTGTAGATATCACCATCACTGGAAAATACTTCATCAAATCCTGATCTTTCCACAATCTTAGTGCGGATATCCATTTGACGCTTTTCCTTTTGAATCCTTCTCAAAAATGCGTAGTGAATAATTTGAGTGAAGTATGCAAATGGATTACTGGACTTTGCTGGATCAAAATTCTTAATATACTGAACACAGTTTTCAATACCGTCACAGATCATGTCCTCACGGAACATATAGTTTACAAAGTTTGGTTTGTAAGAGAGGTGAGTAGCAATCTTTAAGAAACACTCACCAAGGTAGTTTGTAATACGTGGGAGTGGTTCACCTGCATCTTTTGCTCTTTGAACCTTTGCTCGATAAACAACAAGTGCATCTAAGAATTCTTTATTGTTTACATAATGTTCAGATTTCTTTCTTGA